ATGGCCGACAACATCCTGAATCGGGATAAGCATCCAGAGTGGAACGGCGAGCGGACGAAGCTTGTTTACAGCTTCCCCACCAACGAGAAGCTCTGGCAACGCTACGCTGAACTGCGGGCCGAAAGTTTTCGCCGCGGCGGCCACGGCGAGGAGGCCACGGAATTCTACCGCCAAAACCGCCAGGCGATGGANGAGGGNGCCGTGGTGGCNTGGCCGGAGCGCTACAACCACGACGAGCTNTCNGCCATNCAGCATGCCATGAACCTNAAGCTCCAGGACGAGCGGGCCTTCTGGGCCGANTACCAGAANGAACCCTTGCCTGAGGAGTCGGTGGAAGAGGAAGACCTTTCTGCGGACCAGATTGCNTCCAANCTAAACCGCATGCGGCGGGGCGAGGTGCCCATCGGGTGCAACCACCTCACGATGTTCATCGACGTGCAGCAGAATCTGTTGTTCTTTGTGGTGGCGGCCTGGGAAGACGATTTTACGGGCTACGTGATCGACTACGGGACTTATCCGAAGCAGCAGCGGCCGTACTTCACGCTCCGCGATGCCCGGCCCACACTGGCGGCGGTAACGAAAGCCAGCGGTGTGGAAGGGGCAATCTACGCCGGGCTGGAACAGCTTACGCGGGATTATTTGGCGCGTGAGTTCCGCAGGGATGATGGGGCCCAGTTGCGGATCGAGCGGTGTCTGGTGGATGCGAACTGGGGCCAGTCCACCGATGTAGTGTACCAGTTCTGCCGCCAGTCGGCCCATGCCACGGTGCTGATGCCCAGCCACGGCCGGTTTGTTGGGGCATCCAGCCGTCCTTTGAACGATTACCAGCGCAAGCCAGGGGATCGCTGTGGTCTCAACTGGCGAATTCCCAACGTTCAGGGCCGCCGGGCTGTGCGGCACGTGATCTATGACACAAACTTCTGGAAGTCGTTCGTTTATACCCGGCTGGCTACATCGATGGGCGATCGGGGCTGTCTTTCCCTTTTTGGCGACCGGCCAGAGCAGCATCGACTCTTCGCCGAGCATCTGACGGCCGAGTATCGCGTGAAGACTGAAGCCCGGGGCCGGACCGTGGATGAGTGGAAGTTGCGCCCCTCGGCCGGGGACAACCACTGGTTGGACTGCCTGGTGGGCTGCGCCGTGGCCGCGTCGATCCAAGGGGTGGCTCTGCCGGGGATGACCGCCGAGCCTGGCAAGGATCGCCGGCGGGTGAGCTTCGCGGAGCTTCAGCGGAGGAGACGCAATCGATGAATGATATCANCGACAGCTCAATCCCNCAGTCCAAAGCTGCTGAACCGCCGCGTGGCATTGTATGCCCGCGTTGCGGNTGCTGCCACTTCCGCACNACGCACACCGAGCCCTTGCCCAGCGGCCGCATCCGCCGCCGCAAGGTCTGCCGGCACTGCGGCCGACGGATGGTGACCTACGAGCTGCCCCCCGGGATGGCAGGCCCGGATCGCTAGATGTAGCACGATTTCGTTTTTTTGGGCGATTCGGCCGACAGGTCGCGACCAATTGGCATATGTAAGAGATAGGCGGGCCAGCCTTTGGGCCAGCGGCGGCCGGCTCGTGGCCGTTCCCCGCCGGGCAGGGGCGGATCGCTATAGGTAGCACGATTTCGGGATTCTGGGCGAAAAGCCCCGACAGTTGGGCCTCGCGCCGGGTAGGTCAACTAATAGGGGGACGCGCGGGGCCGGGTTTCGGCCGGGCTGGCTTCCCGAAGCGATTCGCCGGAGACTCAGCAGGTGAGCGATCATCTCGACGACACCATTCGCCAGAACGCCCAGGGGCCGGCCAAGGTCGCCGGCGATGCGGGCAGCGTGGAGCAGCATCCGCTGTCCGAACAGATCGAGGCGGATAAGTACTTATCGGCGAAAGAGGCCGTGCAGAAAAAGCGCCGCGGCCTGCGGTTCAACAAGCTCGTCCCGCCGGGGGTGAACTGAGTTGTTGGCATGGATGCGGCAGTTGTGGCCAAGGAAGGCCACCCCCGCTGGTCGTCGCTCGCGTGCGTGGCGGGCCGCGCTTCCCCTGCGGGCCCGCTACGACGCGGCGATAACCACCGAAGACAACCGCCGGCATTGGGCCAATGCCGATGGGCTTTCGGCCCGGGCGGCCAACAGCCCGAAGTCCGCCGCATCCTTCGGAATCGAGCTCGGTACGAGGTGGCCAACAACAGCTACGCCCGGGGGATCGTGCTCACGCTGGCCAATGACCTGATCGGCAGCGGCCCGCGGCTCCAGATGCTCACCGGTAGTGCCGAGACCAACCGACGGATCGAGCAGGAGTTTTCCCGGTGGGCCAAGGCCGTGGGGCTGGCCGAGAAGCTCCGCACGATGCGGATGGCCCGAGCCCAGGATGGCGAGGCGTTTGCCATCCTGACGAGCAACCCGCGATTGCCCACGCCCGTGAAGCTCGACCTCCGCCTGATCGAGGCTGACCAGGTGACCACGCCGAACCTGAACGTTCTTGATGGCAACGCCGTCGATGGGATCGTCTTCGATTCGAGCGGCAATCCGGTCGAATATCACGTGCTCCGCACGCATCCGGGGGATACGCTCGGGGCTGTGGGCCGCCAGTATGACCGCCTGCCGGCTGATTCGGTGATCCACTGGTTTCGCATGGACCGTCCCGGGCAAGTCCGCGGCATCCCGGACATCATGCCGGCCCTGCCGCTTTTCGCCCAGCTGCGGCGATTCACGCTGGCGGTGATCGCCGCGGCCGAGACGGCGGCCGACTTCGCNGGCATCCTCTACACCGACGCCCCGCCGGGNGGCGAGGCCGACGCGGCCGAGCCGTTCGAGCCGATCGANCTNGANNNNCGGGCCCTNGTNACNATGCCCGGCGGCTGGAAGATGTCGCAGTTGCAGGCAGAGCAACCATCCACCACCTATGCCGAGTTTAAACGGGAGGTTCTCAACGAAATCGCCCGCTGTCTTTCGATGCCTTATTGCATCGCGGCAGGGAACTCTTCGGGCTACAACTATGCCTCCGGCCGGCTGGACCACCAGACCTACTACAAGAGTCTGCGGGTCGAGCAGGCCCATTTGGAAAGCGTGGTGCTCGACCGCGTGCTGGCCGCGTGGCTCGACGAGGCGGTGCTCATTGCTGAACTCTGGCCGGAGGACGTGGGGCCGTTTGCCGAGTGGCCGCACCAGTGGTTCTGGGACGGGCAGGAGCACGTGGACCCGGCCAAGGAGGCGACGGCCCAGGCGACGCGATTGGCAAGCCATACGACGACGTTGGCCTACGAGTACGCGCGGCAGGGGCGTGATTGGGAGGAGGCCCTCCGTCAGCGGGCCAAGGAACTGGCCCTGATGCGCGAGCTGGGACTCACGCTGATTGAGAGCCTGCCTGGATCACTGCCGGATGACAAAGATACCGACGAGGACAACGAAGAGGAGGAAGTGACCAATGCCGCTGCCACAGCGTAAGCCCGGCGAAGGGCACGATGAGTTCATCGAGCGGTGCATGGCCGATCCGGTCATGGTGAAGGAGTTCCCCGACGCGGCTCAGCGCCGGGCCGTCTGCCAGCGTCAGGCACAACTTCGAGCTGAGGCGCACCTGAACCTGATCTGCGACCCGGGCTCGATCACGATCGAGGCTGCGTCGGAAGACGCTTCGGCCGATGGTGGCGCAAAACCCAAGCTGCCCCGGTTCTCGATGGTCGCCTACACGGGCGGGCCGATGCGGATCGCCGGGTGGCGCTGGCCGGTGATCGTGGACTTGGCTGGCCTGTCTATCCCCTCGCAGAGTCGGCCGATCCGCTTCGGCCACGACATGCAAAGCGGCGTGGGGCACACCGACGCGATCCGCGTCGAGGATGGCCGCCTGGTAGCTACGGGCGTGGTGTCCCGCGACACGCCGGCAGCCCGGGAGATCGTGGCCAGTGCCCGCAATGGCTTTCCCTGGCAGGCCTCGATCTCCGCCCAAGTCGAAGAATTCGAGTTTGTCAAGGAGAACCAAACGGTGCTCGTCAATGGTCGCCAGTTCGTCGGGCCGGTGAACGTCATCCGCAAGGCCACATTGGGCGAGATCAGTTTCGTGGACCTGGGGGCCGACGGGGCGACCGCAGCCAGTGTGCAAGCCAGTCAACAGGAGGACAACCCTATGGAAACCGCGTCTAACGCCAATCAAGTGCAGCCTGATGATCTTGCGAAGACGCAGGTCGCAGCGGCTGACAACCATGCCGGGCCCGAGCCCGAAGTCGCAAATGCCCAGCCCCGAGCGGCCGACGAACAGGCAGCTGAGGCGGCCCGCATCTTGGCTATTCGTCAAGTCTGCGGTGGGAAACACCCGGAGATCGAGGCAAAGGCGATCCAGGAAAAGTGGGACGTCCAGCGCACGGCCCTGGCCGTCCTCCGAGAGGAGCGGCCCAAGGCCCCCGCCGTGCATGTCCGGCCCCCAGAGGCCGTCACTGGGCGAATGCTCGAGGCCGCCTGCATGCTCTCGGCCAAGGCCCAAGGTGTGGAAGAGCTCTTCGACGAGCCGACNCTNGANGNGGCCAGCCGCCGGTTTCGCGGCGGGATCGGACTGCAGGAGCTGCTGTTGGAAGCCGCCTGGGCCAACGGGTACACCGGCCGCAGCTTCCGCGACAGCCGCACCGTGCTGCGGTTCGCCTTCCGGCCGGAACTGGAGG